CGTCTGGACGAACGTCGGCCTGCTTGACCCACCCAGCAGCTTCACCTGTGTGAGCCTTATGGTCGTAGTCGATGTCCAACGGAATGCCACGGACGTTCTTTGCGACACTATCAGCAAACTTCCTGATGCGATCAGCTGTAATGTTAATCTTGCCATAACGCCCGTGGATGTACTCCCCCGGAGTCATGGCGTGGATCCAGCTCGCGTTGCCGTCAGTGAACTGAAGGCCTCGAAGATCGGCATAGAAGCCGAACACCTGATCGTTCATTAGTAGCCCATCCCCTTTCTCGGGGCGGCCTTCTTGGCTGCCTTCTTCGCCGCCTTCTTCGGTACGAAGCCAGGCGGTACCTTCTTCGCTGCTACCTTCTTCGCAGGACTAGCCACGCACGCTCACCTCCACTTAATCGTATTATACATTGAGTCACGAGGGTACCCCAACGCCTCGTGATATAACAGGTAAACTAGCCGCCTGACTTATCATTACCCGTATTGGCTCGACCTGAGTTGGTTGTAGCCGTTGCCTTCTGCCTCGGCGGTCCGACATCAGGAGGTCCAGGAGGCGTAGGCGATCCATCACCACTATCAGGTCCGCCCTGTGGTGTTGCTACAATACGTGCCGTCGTCGGATCAGGCTGCGGCAGGTCGAGCTCACGCCGAATGAACTTCTCCAACGGGTCATCAGGAACGATGGCACCAGATCCGACGAAGTTACGGAAGGCGAACGACATGGTACGAATGTCTTCCCACTCACCAACACGACGAACCATAAGCTTGGGGTAGGAACGGTTTACACCGAGTCGGAAGTTGAAGTTGACCAACTGTGGAATAATGTGCAGGTTGAACACGTCGTAGATCGTTGCACCGATATAACGAGTCGACTTCATGAACATGTCAGTCGACTTAGGATCAACGTTCGAGTCCGTAAGGAATGGCGTAAGAACGTTGGCCTGGATCATCTGGTTGTGGTGCTCGATGCTCGACAAGCAGTCGACAGGCTGACCTTCGAGCTTCGCGAAGATAAGGTCCCAGTTGGGCGGAAGAACTACGTGAGCGCGATCGTTGGTACGGAGGTTTCGACCCAGATTCTCGGCTGATTTCTTGTCTGCATCACTATAGCCCGGTGGGAGCTTGATGACAGGAACGCCGATACCATGACGCTCCTTCTGAATGGCATCGATCTTGTACAGTGTGTCCTTGAAGAAGTAGTGCTTGTATGCTGACCGAAGAACCGAAGTACCATTCAGATCACCAGCTTCTGCCTCGAGAGCGAAGACAGCCAGCTTCCGGATCGGAATAAAGATAGGCTCAGGAGGTGTAATACCCCACTCATCGTTGTTGATGAGCGGTTCCATGATTACACCATTAGGCCCACCATTTACGTCGTACACCCATTCCTGAATGTCCATCGGATGCCTAGGCGCAAGCTTGCGAAGCTTGATCCGTCCCTGCGAATCGAACTCGAAGACCTTCTCCATCACCATGTGACCGTACTCGCACATGAGAAGGATGTCATCGAGCACACGACTCCACGACACGTTGAGACCTTCGAACAGGTTATTCGAAACGAACTCTGCAATGTTCTTGTCGACTGTAGAGTCCGAAGCAGGCTCGATGAACCAACGACCAGCCTGTAGTGGTGTCTTAAGCATCCGAAGAGCACCACGAACGATACCATCTGTTCGCTTCATCTTATAGTACTCTCGAAGGCCAAGCTTGTCTCGAAGCTTCGGGTTCCACTCCTCACGAGTCCATGCCGTCCAAGGCGAGGGCGATGAGTAGCCGAACTCGGCAACAGCCATGCCAGTGTCGATACCGGGGCTACGCTCAGCCATGATGATGAACTGTGAGCCACCCTCGCCAAGCGAATCGTTGATGACCTCAACGAGCTCGTACTTGTCAAGAGCCTCTTGTAGCGTAATCTGCTTACGCTCGTGGATCTCGATACGCTCTTGCTCGAGCATCTCAGACAGTTCGACACTACCAGAGTCAGCTGCATCAATGCCGGCAGAGCTCTCGCCTAGAGACACCACACCGCCTGAGGGATCTGCCGTAGCCATGTGAATCACCTTCCTAGAAATTCAAGTCGCCAGTAGAGAAGAATCCACCTTCGGGAGCGTCAAACCCCTCTGTGTCCATACGCTCGAAGGTCTCTTCGCCTCCACTGTAGATGTCGGACAGGTGCGAGTTGCATCCTAGCCTGAACAAGTGCATAAGCCCATACCTTAGAGCGTCAAGGAAGTGGTCATCATACCTCTTCGCGCTCTCTCGGATGTTAGTTTCGGGACGTGTATCAGGTGCACGATAGTTGTTGAACTCCCGAATGCCATTGACGCACGACGGGTCGATGAAGAGCCAAGGTTCCTGCTTCGGTGTACCGTACTCGTCCTCCACGATCAGCAGACCAGCTGGGCTGTATACTTCTCGTGGCTTCAGGAACGTCTTGACGAGATCAACACCTTCGCGCCAGTTTTCCTTCGCCTCTGGCAAAGCGAACGTAGGTACGAAGTAAGTACTCATGTGCATAGCAGCTGCGGGATCAGCTGCATCACCAAAGCCAAGGTCGAGGTGGTAGCCTGGAGGCTGTTCGCGACGACGCATCATACCAATGTGCTCACCTAGCTGCATGTACGACTTATAGTGTTCACGCCAGACGTAGACCCGGTCCCAGGGGTCAACCTGGAACTCGACGGCAGCCAAAGGATTCGTAAAGCCCCAGTCAAATGCGATATAGTTCGGCCAATCGGGGTTGAAGGTGTGCTTCTTGATGTGGAGGGCAGGATCAAATTCGCCGTAAATCTTGCCAACGAAGGCCCCAAACTCTGCGCCGTACTCTTGCATAAACCATTCGGTAGCTGTTGTGTTCTCGACCAGCTTGATTTCAGGATCATCGCGACCTCCTGGGAAGATGCTATCGTTCACCCAGGACGGGAAGCGCCAGGACTCGAAGTCCTTGTGCTCGGCCTCCTCCGAGATGCCTAGAAGCCACAGCTCGTAGAACCAGTTAAAGCCCTCAGGCGTAGTGGGAAATGTGGCCCAGCCTCGACGGTCAGAGAGGGCCGCACGAACGTATCGCTCGAAGGTATCTCGCTTGTGTTTGGCGGACTCAGACATAATGGCGCCGTCGAGACGTTCACCGACAAGGTTTTCAGGATGATCTGCGGACCTGCACTCCACACGGGTTTGCCAAGGGAACTCAATGTACATTTCCCCACTGCGCTTGTTGTAAGCCTTTCGGATTCTCTTGTCACGACCCATCTGGAGACCAATAATCATGTCCTGCCAGATGTACCGGAACTCCTTCTCAGCCAGGTCATAGGTCGGTCCTACGATCCAATAGCGCCTGTCTGGCACTAGGAGCTCCGGCTCTAGGTCTCGCGCAGCCATAGTACTCTTACCCATACGACGACCACAGCAAGGCAGACGGAACCTAGCCTTCGAGTTGTGGAACAAAACCTGCTTAGCGTGAGGCCTGTATCCGATCTTCTCGAAGTACAAGTTCTTGTCAATGACCTTGCTCATGCAGGGATCCATTTCCCTTCACGAATGAAGCCGTGGCTTCCGCACGAACACAGTAGTGACGGTTCAATGTGAAGTGGGTCGGTACTGACTACGGTCCACTTGCGATTGTCAGGTATAAAGTTGTGCGGTGGAACATCGAATGCTATCCAACCTACGCACCACCTATCAGGTTCGTCTGGTGGGTGGTGCCACTCATCGATGCCTACCCATGTACCGTCTTTGGTAGTGACCTTGACGTAGTAGTTGTCGGAGCCAAGCGCGATAGCTCCTTCGGGTAGATCGCCATCTAACCTTGTCAACGTTAGGCTCCAGGCCAGTACAGAACAACGAATCCTGCAGCTAGGAATCCTAGCGCAACACCATTCAGGCTACCGTACCATCCTGGTCCACCCTCAACGGGGCGCCAAGACCTAAACGATCCGAACACTGCAACGATTAGTGCAACTAGGAAACAAATCCACGCGATCAAGTGCTGCATGATACCCTCCTCAGGTCTTTACGTACACGCTCACTTCATTTGCATCAGGTGAAGAACGCTCAGCGATACCCACAGAGGCATTACCGTACACCTCACCTGTATGTCCGACACGCAACCGAAGGTTGGTGTCCGCCGCGATCCCAGTGACTGTCGACGACTTCCTCTTGACGTGCTGAGCGTTGCCACCGACCGTCTTCTGCTTCAAGTACCGTACGTGTCTACCGACAACGCCCACGTGTGGCCCTCCTGGTTGTGTGATCGGTCGTGCAATGTTACTCTCGATGACCTGACCAATGGACAAGCGTTTCTTGTGAGCAATGGGTTGTGCTGCATTACTTTCTATAACTTGCCCCACTACCACAAGGAGCGAACGTGTAACGGACCGAGCTGTATCGGTCTCGGTTATCTGACCAATGACCTTAGTCTTCTTGTGCGTAAGTGCCTGAGCTGTTTCAGTATCGGTTACTTGGCCGATAGTCCGTGTCTTCTTGTGTGTTATCGGTTGAGCTATTTCAGTTTCGGTAATCTGTCCAACGGCTTTGGTCTTACGGCTCGTGATCGCCTGTGCAGTCTCTGTATCAGTGATCTGCCCAACAACTTTGGTCTTGCGGTGCGTAATGGCTTGAGCTGTATCCGCCTCGGAGATCTGACCCACAGAACCAATGATCGCACCTGTACGTGTGATCGTCCGAGCTGTTTCAGTGTCGGTTACCTGACCAACGACCAAGGTCTTCTTGTGCGTTATTGCCTGAGCGGTTTCAGTATCTGTTACCTGGCCGACGAGCTTTGTCTTCTTGCGGGTGATCGGTTGAGCCGTGTCCGTCTCGATCGCTTGTACGACTAGTCGAATCTTCTTCCAAGTGATCGCCTGGGCGGTATTCGTCTCAGTAGCCTGAGCTACGAGCCGGACCTTCTTCCAGGTAATCGCCTGAGCTGTATCTGTCTCGGTTACACGTCCTGGCGTTACTATGAGCGCCTTAGTAATTGCTCTGGCCGTGTCAGTCTCTGTGATCTGCCCGACGAGCTTGGTCTTTCTAGCGACCATCGGCTGCGCGGTGTGGGTCTCTGTTACCTGCCCTACGGTTCTAGTCTTCTTATGCGTAATCGGTTGTGCGGTCTCTGTTTCAGTTACCTGACCAATAAGCTTAGTCTTGCGAGGAGTAATGACCTGAGCTGTATCGGTCTCGGTTATTTGGCCGACAGTCTTGGTCTTCCGAGCTGTAATGGCTTGGGCAGTGTCGGTCTCAGTGACCTGGTTGACTGTGCCTGTAAGAGCTGCAGCTGACGGTTGAATCAAGAACGACAGTGCAGCCCAGGTGACCGATGCGCTAGCGGTCGCAGTGCGTGTGCCTGTAGCAGAGTTACCAGTGATCTGTTCCCGCGCTGCAATGTATGTCGCTAGGGTAGTCAGGTCGCGTTCGGTGTAGGGGGTCATCGACCCCGGAACCGTATAGTTGACTGCCCCAGCTGGCGATTGGAACAGGCAGATCAGCAGATCGTTCAGCTGTAGTGTATCCGGGGTTGCT